CTACTTTGCTATGGGCTTTGCACCTAAATAACTAGGCTCTGCCAGCATCGATTCGACCCGCTTAGGCGGGTTTTTTTTCGCCTGCCAGCCTCGCACCAAGCGAAAAATTCTCAATCTTTATAAACAAACTGCTTGCTTTCGTCTTAAACGTATTGTTTAATACTCCAATCGCTGCTGCACATCGCGGCAGACCACAAGGGAGATAGACAGGAATGGACAACGCATCTTGGGAATCGCGCAACGAGAGCCAGATTCGCGGCGTCATCGTTGACCAGCACGCCAAAGCGCGGGCCGAAGGACGCAACGAACGTGCGCAAGCGCTGGCCGCCTGCTTCGACAATCCCGACATCGTGGACGCCTGCGGTTACATCGCCCACTACCTGCGCATGAATGTTCGCGCTCTGGTGGAGGCCAAGGCCGGTCCCTCGCTGAGAAGCGTCATCTACAAGCCGCGCCGCGCCCGCCACTTCGCACGGAGCGCCGCATGAACGCCCGCCTCCACGCCCAAGCCCAAGCCAACGAGCGCAGTCCCTATGCGCAGAAAGTGGACCCGGCTTACTTCCGCGCCGGAAACGAACCTCTGCCCTTCAGCTCTGACTGGGCTGATGGCTGGATTGTTGGCCTGGCCCAAGCTGAAGACCCCCTGCTCTACATCGAGCGCTCGGGCATCACGCTTGGCGATCACGCCGACGAGGTTGCTGTTCTGTATCAAGAGATGGCCAAGTCCTACCGCGAAAAACCCCATGCCATTGCCGACCTCACCGGAGGGCGGTACTTCCGCAGCATGAAAGCACTGGCCTGTGTGGCCTACAACAACCAGTAAAGGGAGACGCAATGCGAGTCTATACAGCGATTCACGACGTCATGGGAATTACCGTCAACGCGCCAAAAGACATACAGGGCGGGCGATTCCAGGAAATCCACGCCACCGACATTCACGGCAACCGCCATGTGCTGGCGATGTTCCTCTCCAACGGCTGCGAGGGCTTGCGCGCTGACAGCGTGGTGGGTTTGGCCTTCCCGAAAGAACAGGTGACGGCATGAGCGCGACTTGCCAACACTGCGGCGAAAAGTACAAGCGCCGTCATCCGGCGCAGCGTTTCTGTTCCCACAAGGGAGCCGGCAACTGCAAGGACGCCTTCTGGAATAGCCATCCGGACCGCATTGATCGCACGGTCGCGTACTTGGAAAGCCAAGGTATTGACGTGGACAAGGACCGTATCGGCATGACGCAAGCCGAGCGCGACCACGAAGCGGCGATGGAAGGCTCAGAAATGGGCTGGGACGCGCACAAGGGGTATTTCTGATGACCGCCACCATCATCCGCCCCGGCCTGTATCGCGTTCGCGGCGCTGGCATTGACCAGCTTGTGATCGCCTCCCATGGATGCGATGCCATCTCGGCTTTGATTGATGAGGTGCTGAAATGAGCGAATTCACCCGCACCGTTAAGTTCTTCCCTGCCTGGGATAAGCGCCATTCTGAGCCGTCCAAGAACTACGGCATCGGCGCTGCTTCCATCCTGTTCTCGGTCGCCAAAGATGGCGAAGGGCTCACCTTCGAACTCAGCACAGGATGGTTTCTGCCGCATAACCGGCGCGAGTCCGACAAGCCGTATGCGTTCGGCGTGGACTTGCACACGAAGACGCCGCGCTATGAGGGCCACAGCCCTACAAATGGTTGCCATATCACTGGCGGGAAATGCTACTGCGACGGTTCGGCGCTGCTGGGCGATGAGTTCTTCGAAACGCTGGTGGCTGAAGGCGAGGAAGGACTGTGGAAGCGCATGGAGCAGCAATTCCGCGACTGGCACCCGAAGCAGGAGGTCGCATGAGCATCGGCCAAGTCTCCACCCTGCGCCAGTTGCTGGACCCGGCCCTGGACGCCTTCACCCGCCCAGTCAAGCGCTTCCTTCTGGACCGCAAGCTGGACTCCCTCTACCGACATCGGCACACCTTTGTCGAGCAGATCAAGAGCGGCCAGCAGGGATTGCGCTGGATTGACCGCGAAATCGCCACGCTGGAAAGCGACCGACGCGCCCTTTGATGCGACCCAATAAAAAGAACGAGGACAGCATGACAACGAAAACGCACTGGAAGCAGTTGATTAACCCTGACTACATCGGCGCATATGCCTTGCCCGATGGCCAGGACATGACCGTCACTATCGACTTTGTGCAGGTGGAAGAAGTCACCGGCACGGGCGGCAAGAAAGAGGTTTGCACGGTCGCTCATCTGAAGGGTCAGAAGCCACTGATTCTGAACGTGACCAATTCCAAGTCCATTCACAAGCTGTATGGGCCTTACATCGAGGATTGGGCAGGCAAGCAGATCACGCTCTACGCCAGCACCACCAAGCTGGCTGGAGAAGTGGTCGAGTGCCTGCGCATCCGTCCGCAAGTCATGGAGCCGGTTAAGCCGGGCATCCAGGCGGCGCGGCTGAAGAAAGCCATCGCCTCCATCAAGGCCGGGCAATACACAGTTGAAAAGCTCCGCGCAAATTTCACGCTGACCGAAGAACAGGAAGCGGAATTGGCCGCCGCCATGGCACCGCCCGAACCTGAGCAAACGACCGAAACCGAGGAACTGCCGCAATGACCATCCTCTTTCGCGCCTCAGCACTGAGCGAAATCATGACCGATCCGAAGACCAAGAGTGAAACCTTGTCCGAAGGGGCCAAGACCACGATTGAAAAGCTGGCCAAGGAATACGTCTACGGCTACACCGAAATCGTCACCAGCAAGTATCTGGAAAAGGGAACGATTGTCGAGCCGCAGTCGCTGGCCCTGTACAACGCGGTCAACTTCACGGACTACGCCAAGAACACCGAGCGCCGCAACAATGAATGGCTGACCGGCGAATGCGACATCTTCACCGGCTCAAAGATCATCGACCTGAAATCGTGCTGGTCGGTTGCCACCTTCCCCGCCATCCGTGCGGCCGGCATGAAGAAGGAATACGAATGGCAGCTTCGCGCCTACATGATGCTGTGGGACGTGGATGAAGCCGAGCTGGCCTACTGCTTGGTCAACACGCCCGATGAACTGCTTGGCTTTGGCGACGATCCGGCCCTGCACTACGTCGACCACATTGACCCGGCCCTGCGCGTGACCATGATTCCGTTCCAACGGGAAGCCGAGGCGGAAGACAAGATCATCGCCAAGGTGAAAGCAGCGCGTATCTATTTCGCGGAAGTCGTTGACCGCATCAAATCCGAACACCACATCGAAGAGGAATAAAACAAATGGCATCCGTCAACAAAGTCATCATCGTTGGAAACCTCGGCCGAGACCCGGAGATTCGATACCTGCCGAGCGGGGACGCAGTTTGCAGCATCGCCGTGGCGACAACCGATACGTGGAAAGACAAGGCCACGGGCGAGAAGAAGGAACAAGTGGAATGGCACCGCATCAGTGCATTTGCCAAACTGGCCGAGATCATGGGCCAGTACCTGAAGAAAGGCAGTCAGGTCTACATCGAAGGCTCGCTGCGCACACGGAAGTACACGGACAAAGACGGCGTTGAGAAGTACGCGACCGACATCCGTGCCGACACCATGCAGATGCTGGGCGGGAAGCCGCAAGGCGGGTCGCAACCGCAGCAGCGCCAATCGGCCCCTGCCCCGGCAGGCGGCGGCGACATGGACGACGACATTCCTTTTGCTCCGATCAGCCGCAAGGCTTGGGCAGCGCTGTAAGCCATGTCTGCTCTATCCGCCCGCCTGCACGATTCGATGTTCAGCGATTGCCACGAAGCGGCCAAGGAAATTGACTGGCTGGAAGAACAGTTGAGCATCGCCAGGCAGGCGGCTCAAGCCATGCTCCACCTCCAGCAAGCGGCGCTGATACGGGGCTATGACTCGCTAGCTTCAGCCATAGAAGCCGCCCCGCTCCGAAGCGCGGGCTATCAACAGTTCTGAATCAGGGAGATTGAAGATGAGCAACGAAAAGGAAGCTGCGTGGAATGGTTATGCCGACCGCAGTGGATTGGTGCCAAAGGATGCGACTGCACCTGACCCAGCAAAAGCGCAGACGGCGTACTTCGCATTTGAGGCTGGATGGGCCCACGCCATTGCCCACCTTCGCGCCTCCCCCGCCCCGGCAGCAGGGGGGATGACCGTACCAGATGGCTGGCAACTGGTGCCGAAAGAGCCGACGCTGGCAATGATTGCCGCTCTCGGCTTCAACGGCGACGAAGACGCGACGATAGGCCACGCTGCAATCAGTGAATCGGTAATCAACACGTACAAGGCCATGTTGGACGCCGCCCCCAGCGCAGGCAATGCGCTGCCAGCCGACAGGTGCGAGAAGTGCGGCGGGAGCACATGCCCGGCAGCAGGCATCAGCGATACCGTGGTCTGCAACACCTGCGATCACATCCAAGACAGCACGGCAGCGATGCAAGATGAAATCGACCACGGCCAGTCCATGCTGCGTGTGCAGGAAGCGTTAGGCTTCACCACGTCTGGGTGGGTTTCGCCGGACGTTGTTCTTATGCGTATCTGGCAGCTTCAAAACAAAGACGCCCAGCCAGCCGACAGCGCGGAAGCACCAGCAGCGAGCGATATTGAGGACCCGGCCAAGGCGGTCTATCGGCTGATGCCGGGGGCTGAGGCTCATCCGTGGGTTGAGCGTGGCAACAGCCTCAAGCAAGACGAGGCGCGGAGTTATGCACGCGCCGCCCTTGCCGCCCATCCTCCCGCGCAGGCAGACCATTCCGCGCAAGCGCAGGCTGGGGAAGTGGCGTTGCCGACCGAGGAGATAGTCAGCTACGGCGCGGCCCGTGCTTCGAATCTCGGGGCCGTACACAGCCAGCGGGCGCTGCGCAAGTTGAACGAAGCAATCCGCGCCTACGGCAATGCTCGCGCCCTTGCGGCTATAGCCAGCTTCCCGCCGGAAGACAGCGAACAACTCAAGGATGCCTCCCCGGCGCTGCTTCGCTCGATGATCCGTTTCTGGCGCACCCAAGCTGAACAGCAAGCCAAGTTGAAGGCGCAAGCCCTTGCGGCTGGCGCTGGCATGCAAGAGAGGGATGCGAAGGATGCGGCAAGGTATCGCCATGACATCCAGCGCGAATACGAGAAGGAATATCTGCCGGGGGCTAAGCGGCACGGTCTCACGCCGTACTCGCTCGAAGAATACAAGCGGCGCTGCGACAACGAAATTGACGCCGCCATCGCCACCAGGGAGGCAGGGGAATGAGCGCCGAACTCGAAGCCCTGCGCGCAGCATTGCGCTCTGTGAATGCTGTCGCCATCGAGCGCGGCGACAAGGACGGCGTCTGCGATCAGATCGACAACGACGGCGAGCCATACCAAAGCGAGTGGCTTGCCAACTTGCTCAAGCAGGCCGCATCCCCCGCCAATACGGAGGCAGCGACAGGGGAAAGGGAAGCGCTGACGGAAAAAGACATCATTCGCATGGCTTCGCGGCGCGCGCTGTTTGTCGATCAAGGCCGGGCGTTCTCGTACACCAAGCAAGGCATCGAGGCTTTTGCACGGGACATTGAGCGCCATTTGAACGGAGAGAAGCCATGAAGAAGCCCAGCCGCGATGGTGAGTTTATCCCTCTGGTCTATGACGCAGATCAGTCCGAATTCCCGCAGTATGTTCGCGGGCACATTGATGGAGCAAAGGCCGCAGAGATTATGGAACTGGAGACCGACCGCCAATACGATCCGGAAAGCGCGACGCATGTGTGGGCGCGCTGCCAAACGCCTTCAGAGTTCTGTCCGGATGGTTGCTCTTGGGAGTTCCGCGAACTAGCGGCGCAAGAGCGTGGAGCATTCAGGGTCACCCGACTGATGCCGCTCGGGAGCCAGCCATGAGCCTACACGCGATGAAGATGGCGCTGGAAGCATTGACCGACATCATTGCATTCGACCGCGGGCAGCGACGCGGGACTTATCAGGATTATGTTGCCAAGGCAGAAGTTGCAATGGCTGGGCTGTCCTCTGCCATCTCTGAGGCTGAAGCGGGGGATAAGCCGGTGGCGTGGCTATTCTCCGATGGCATGCACGCTCAGACCGATGAGCCGGGGGACAAAACACATTTCTCGCCGTTGTTCTTGACCCCTCCCACCCATACAGCAGCGGTGCAAGCAGCGCTGGAAAAAGCGGCGAAGGTGGCGGATGGCTTTAGCTGCGGAAGCTGCGGCATGGATGGCAAGGTCGCCGCCGCCATTCGCGCCATCAATGTGCTGGAGGGGAAATGAACACCTACTACGTTCGTTTCGTCCAGCAGGGCATAGATCCGGTGTGGGGCTTACAGGCGCTGCCGTGGGTTCAGACCGGCTTGGTTCGCGTCACGCGCAACAGTCTCCGCAAGGCTGTGTTCGAGTGGGTGGGCTGCCCATGCCTGCCGTTCGATCTGGAGCAAGTGCGCAAGTCCTACCCGATTGCGATGTACGCCGACCTGCCTAACAGCGGTAGTGATCTGCACGATTTCCGGAAGGTTTCGCCGCTGCCGAAATGGGTTTCGGCCCATCCTCCCCGCGACAAGGAAAGCTGACATGGACGAACTGAAGAAACTGAGGGAATTGGCGCAGGCAGCAGGCGGCGACAAGTGGGAAGAAAGCGATGCCGATGGCTATGTCTTCGGCTCGGATGGCGATTCCGTCTGCATCTGCCACGCAAACATGGGCGGATGGCGGGAGCCGATCTTCCCCGAGCATCGGGCCGCTTTCATCGCTGCTGCCAATCCCGCTGCCATTTTGTCCCTGCTGGAGCGGCTGGAGAAGGCAGAAGCCGTGCCATGGATCAGTTTGGCAGACCGAAAGCCGCCCGAGTGGGCGCAGGTTCTCGTGGCCCTAGATACGGGCATCGTCGTGACCGGCTTTCGTGGATCAGCCGGCTGGCAGTGGGACGATACAAGCAACGAGGCCGACGCCGAAGCCACCGCGACGCATTGGATGCCATTCCCAGCGCATCCGGCGGCGGTCGCCCAACTGGACAAGCAGGAGAAGCAATGAACACCGAACTGATGCTGCTCGCGATTTACGAGAAGCCGCGCCTGACCTTCGAGGAGGTCTGCCACGCGATCGGGGTTAGCAAGCAAACCGGTTACAACCTGCGCGTCCAGCGCCGCTTCCCCATCCACATGGTCGGCACACCACTTACCGCTGATATTCGGGATGTGGCCGCACACCTGGATGATCTGCGACAAGAGCCAAAACCGAATGCCAGTGCTACGAATTTGCTACAATCGCACTAGCCCTCTCTATGAGAATAGCCTTTAATCGGTCCAGTCCATCATGGGGGCAATAGCAATTCGGCGGGGTGCGTAAGTCATTGAAATCCAGGGTTTTCCCTATGAGAGATGGAGTTTGCCATTTACTGCCGCATACCGCAGAATGCCGCCATTGCTGCAAGTCAGTGCTACAAAATTGCTACATGGCGTCCATTCTCAAAATCGGCAAAGCGTGGCGGGCGCAAATCCGTCGCAAAGGATACCAGCCCATCACCGAAACCTTCCCCAACAAGACCCTGGCGGTGGAGTGGGCGCGCGGCATCGAGGCGCAGATTGATGCACGCCGGTTCAATGATAAGCGAGGGCTGGAAGGCATGTCAGTGGCCGACCTGATAGACCGGTACAACCGCGAGATCGGCGGCGAGAAGGGGTTTGGAAAGAACAAGACAGCAGTCCTGCGGGCGCTGCGTCAGCAGCTTGGCAAGACGGCAGTCCCGGCGCTGGATGAAGATGTGCTGATCAAGCATGTGAAGGCGCGATTGGCGAAAGGCGCGGGCGGCGTGACCATTGGAATTGAACTGACCTACCTTAGCGGCGTCCTGAACACCGCCAAGGATTTCTGGAAGCTGCCCGTATCGCTTGAACCGGTGAAGGCGGCGCGCGCCAGTCTCAAGCATTTGCGAGTGCGCACCAAGTCCAAGGAGCGCGACCGTCGGCCGACGACAGACGAGCTGGACCGGTTGAAGGACTATTTCGACGCCCATTCCGCTCTGCCGATGCGGGAAATCATTGACTTCGCCGTGGCCACTGCCATGCGGGCCGGGGAAATCACCCGCCTGCGCTGGGCTGACCTGAACCGCGATGACAAGACGATCATCATCAAGGACCGCAAGCACCCGACAGAGAAGGAAGGCAATGATGAGGAAGTGCCGCTGCTGGGCGTGGCGTACAAGATCGCTACCCGCCAGCCAGAGGGCGATGAACTGATTTTCCCGTACAAGGAAAAGACGATCAGCAGCATCTTCCCGCGAGCCTGCACCGCATTGAAGATCAAGGATTTGCGCTTCCATGACTTGCGCCATGAAGGCATATCCAGGCTGTTTGAGCAGGGCTACTCCATTGAGCAGGTCGCGCTGATTTCAGGCCACAAGGACTGGAAGATGCTGGCGCGGTATACGCAGATCAGAGCCAAGGACTTGCATCGCCCACCAGGGGGAAAACATGGGCATCGTAATTGACTTCAAGCAGTTCAGGCGTAAGCGTCCTCGGCATCCGCGCGAAGTCGAGCTGGAATTCCTGCGCATCATGAAGCGCCCGATGAAGCGGATGTATGCCGGCGAACGCCGCGCAGCGAAGATTCAACGCACTCCAGCTTGGGCCGATCTGAAAGCCATTGAGGAGATTTACCTGAAGGCGGCAGAAATGTCGAAGGGCGCCGTCAAGTACCATGTCGATCACATCATCCCCCTGCGCGGAGCCCTGGTATCTGGCCTACACGTCGAAGGCAATCTGCAGATCATCACGGCGGCGGAGAACACCCGCAAATGCAACAAATGGGAGCCGGAATGATGGACAACATCAGCGCCCGCATCCTGGCCGCCCTGCAAGCGCGCCAGCAGAAAGTCCGCCCGCATGCGGTCTTCATTCCGAGAGAAGACTATGCCCAGCTCAAGCATGAGCTGCAGCGCCCTGGGCGAGCGCGCATAGGCTGTGACATCAACGGCATCCCAGTGGTCGGTGGAGACTTCCCGCCAGGTTACATCGGCTTCAACTAGCGCCCGGCACGCTTCATCGCTTCTTCTTCCGCTTCAAAGTCTTCAGCGCAGGTCTTGTCACAAAACCGTCGAATGGCGTCCACGCGCTCATCGCAGTACCAGCAGCGGCCTTTCGGCAACAGGGCCGGCGCGCGGCGCGATTGCTCGATGCCGGCGGCAATCGCAGCGTCGATCTTTGCATCTGCGCGGTCGGCATCATCGCTCATAGCAATGCCGCTTCCGCTTGCCGGCGCATTACCAGGCCTTTCAAGACTCGGCCGCCGCCTTTCACCCACTTGAGCAATTCCGACTTAGCTTCCGTCCAGTTGCCGTTATTGACGCGGCGCCGCAGCGTTGACGCCTTCAATTGGGACGCGCCGAGGTTGAACGCAAAATCGATGATGGCCGCCAGACGTTCCGGCGAATCGCAGCCAGGACAGAGCTTGATTACCGCGGGCAGGTAGCGGGTCCGCACCATCCATGAAAGCAGCGCTTCGGCGCGTTCTCTGGTGATTGGCGCATCGGTCAGCGTCACGCGCTGGCCATTCTCGTAATAGGTGGCACCATATCCAATGGTTGGCACGCCGGCCGGGCACAGGTAGGGACGCGCATAGAAGCCCTCAAAGCGGCGCGCCAAGGCTGCTACAACTGCGATGGCCAGGGTTAGGTCCACGATGCGTCGCCGCCCATCATTTACCCCGCTTGGCCAGCGAACGATCCGCCACGTAGATGCCGAGGATGGCGCCAACAAGCTCCCGGTCCCAATCGCTCAGAACGAATCCATTGTGGATGATCTGCGCCACAACCACGGCAATGGCGAGGGTTGCCAACATGGGGCGCACCGCTTGGTTCCAAATGTCGATGAATGCGATTCCGGTCAGCTTGGTGGTGGATTCCACCAAATTAGCCCAGGCGCCGGCGTCCAACCGCTCCAGGTCTGCATCGCGCTGGGCCTCGATCACCTTGACACCGAGATCGGCTTGCAGCTTGATCGATTCCAAATTGCGCGCGTGCTGCTCCGCATCCAGTTGGCCTTGCAGGCGCATGCGCTCCATCTCTTGCGAGTGGTCTTGCCGCTTGGTCCACCAGGATGAAAGCTCACCCCACACCATGCGGAAGAAGGAGCCACCGAGAAAGGAAATGAGAGCGGAGATCATTTTCTGCGGTCCAGTAGTCGATCCAACTTGTTGTTCACGTCGCGCATGTCTTCGCGCATCATGCGGCGCATATCGGATAGCGTTTCATCCTGGCGCTTGTCGATTTGCGCCTGCATCAGCCTGGCTTCTTCCAGCACCACCACCCGCTTGTCCATCATCGCCCAACCGGCCATGATGCCCATCAGGACGGTGATCGCGCTGATGATGTGGCCCAGGTTGATGGTGCCGTCGAAGCGAATCTTCTTGGCGGGCTGGTCTGGGGCGGGCATGGCGATTCGCTTTAGGTCCGCATTGCGGCCAGTTGCGCAGCTAGCGCATCGCGCTCGGCGGTCAGCGCTTGCACTTGCGCCAAAGCCGCCTGCTGAGCTTCGTTGAGCAGGTCCGCCAAGGGGAACTCTCCCAAGCTAAGTGGCTCCGCTTTACCGACGCTTTCCCCTACCACCTGGCCATCGTCTTGGATGACATAACGGTATTGCACATGGGCGCCAGCCAATTGGCCTTGCTGGTCCCAGCGGATCAGGAGTTCGTAAGGACGTTTTGTGGTATGCATGGGATCCTCATCAAGAAACGATTGCGCCGTCCGGCCAGCGCCAGTTGGTTCCGTCCGATACGGCAAGGCGCTTGTTGCCGGTGCCATCGCTCACATAGATCAGACGCTGGGCCGTGGCTGTCGGCAACGTGGCGACCGTGTACGTGCGCAGCGCATGATTGCCGTTACTGTCGATGAACTTCTGCCGCCCCCCAGTGTTGAAGTCAATTCCGCTCGCGCTGAGATACAGCCGGTTTGAACTGTTCGTGACCAGCGACATTTCATTGGTCGAATGGTCGTATTGAACCTGACCGACGCCACCAGCATCGGAATCACTGAAGCGATAGGACCCCACCGCAGTGTTTCCGGTCACAATATCGACCAGTCCGGCCCCGCTGTTTTCCCATAAGGCCAGATGCGTGGATAGTGTTGACCACGAACGCCCGCTGGACGCCTTGATCTGAGGAGTGAAACTCAACACCCCAGCCAGATAGTCCCAGGACACTATGACTGTGCCGCTGCCGCCTACCGGATTGTTTGTGGTCGGCGCCACATCCGTAAAACTGGCCTTGCACAGTTGAATCCGAGTGTTCGTGAAGCCGGTGTCGGTGAAGATCGTGCGGTAGTTAAAAGTATCGCCCGCGATGTTCTGCACCACAGGGTTGACGATTGCGTTGTCCTGACCGCCCCCGGCCACATTCTTCAGGTAGATCAGAAACTGACTTAACCCGGTGGCGCGTTTGAAGACGGGTGATACGATGGTTACCCGGTCGGTGTCAATTAGGTAGAAAGGCTGGTCTTCGTCGCCAGGGGTTTGCCGATAATCGACGTTCACACCCGAAATCAGCACATCGCTCGTCTTCAGCAAGGCCCCTGTGTAGCTGTTGGCCGCGTCCAGCGTGCTGCACAATACGCCGTGGCACTGGTCGTCAATGACGAGCGAGCCACCTGTAATGGTTCCGTTCTGGCATCCGTATAAGCTGATGGTCCCTTGCGTGGCCAAGCCATTGTCAGGCGAGCTGTCGCTGATAACTCCCGTCACGCTAAAATTATTGACGGCGTAGAGCGCTACCGACTCCGCGCAGGAGCGCGCCTGAACGTTGCTGATGTTGACGTTGGTGGCGTACTTGATCTTGATGCTGGATGCGTAGGGGTTATTTGCGTCGATCACGTTGGCAATCTGCCAGTCCTGATCTTGGATTCCGTAGTTGATGCCATACAGCAGATGTGGCGGCAGCAATGAACCGCCGCTGATCTGCACCTGCACCGTGTTGTTGCCAACGTTGTCCAGGAAGCGCAGCTTCTTGCAGCCATTGACCCATACGCCGAAATTGCATCCATCGAAGCGGCAACCAACAACCCGAAAGCCGGTGGCGATGCCCGCCGCCTCGTTGTCAGCATTGCCGTAGTAGGACACGCCCATCACAAAGTTGACGAACGAGCAGTTCTCTACGCTGAGCCAGTCACCACGCCCATGCAGGATGGCGGCTGCGGTCTTGTATTTGTCCAGCCCGAAAGGCCCGGCGCCGTTGATGTCAACCTGCGTTTGCGTCTGAACGAAATACAATCCGCTGAACTGCACGCCAGATGGGGCATTGCTGCCATTGCTAGGGTCGCCCACAATGAACACGGGGGCATCCAGTGCTTCCATGCTGATCATTGAGGCCGGACCCGCGCCATACAGCACGGTTCCGCTGTTTTTGATGATCGCACTTCCCGTTACGCGGTAAGTGCCCGGAGGAACGAAGATTCGGCCACCGACCGCACACGCTTTCTGGAATGCTGAAGTGTCGTCTGCTATACCGTTGCCAACCGCTCCGAAATCCTTGACGCTGATGGACTCGCGCAGCTTGTCTTGCGCGGTTCGTTGGGCTGCGCCGCTGCCGTCCTGCAGGAAGCCGACTAGTCCTGACCCGGTGTTGGCGTTCAGGTCGGCCAGCGCCTCGGCGGCAGAAGAAGCCGAGCCTGCAGCATCCGAAGCGGAACCAGCTGCTGCCGACGCGTATCCACCCGCTGTATCACGGTAGCCTTTGGCCACAGCTGCGATCTGGTCCGGATCGTTGTCCGTGTTCACAAACCCGGTTCCGCCCGAATTCCACTTGATGCCGCGCCCGGCCACTGCAGCAGGCAAAGTCGGATCAATACCAGACGTGCCAAGCGCCAGTTTTGGCGAACGGTCGAGTTCTTCCTGCTGCTGCTGGTTGGCCATCCACAGGCGGTCAAAGTCAGGATTGACGACCGTCGCCTTCCAGTCGCCAAACTGCTGGTAGTCGGTTTCCCGTTTCAGGGAAAGCTTGCGCTGCAGGATGACTGAAGCGCCGTTGGCTGGCGCACTGGAAAAGGTGACACTGCCCCCAGATGGGGAGCCGATGCCCGAGACGGAATAACCACTGAGTTGTTCCTCACCATCGACCAGGACCACCAGATCATCATCGTCCAGCACCAGGCAGCCATAGGCAAAGGTGGTACTGACGCCGTTGCCGGTATGGGTGAAAACGGTATCTTGTGCGGTGACGGTCACGGCGGCCTCTTAGCGGGAAGCGCGCCGTTTGCCGGCGCTAGAATTCGAGCGTCACTTCATGGACGCCCGCGGTTCCGCGCCAATCTTCAGCGACAGTGGGGGTCGGTTTCTCGACAGTTTTGTTGATGCGAACCGGCGCCTGCTCGATGGCCCCCGCGCAGGAATCCAGGAAGTCGTCCGGCTGCTGCCGCACAGCCGGGTTCCAATCCTTCATCTGGTCCCACGGGGGGCCATCCAGCACGTCCACATGCGCCCACAAGGTTCCGGATTTCATGGGCGGTTCGAGCGCCCCCAGGATGCGGTCGTTCTTGTTGGCCTTGGTCTGCACTTCCGTCACGCCACAGGCAAGGTTTCGCTGCTTGAGCGCGCGCTGCAGGAGCTTGCCGGTAAAGGAACCGGCGCCATTGGTTTCAACATAGACGTGCAGGACGTTGCAGCGGGCAATGATGTCGCAGGCTTGCAGCACCTGGCCCGCGGTGATGACCGTGTTGCGGGTGTCGCTGAACTCGGCAAACTCCCCGGTCAAGGCTTCGCACGCATGCCAGTAGTAGTTCCCCAGGCTGTCGTCATAGACCACCGAGAAGGCCGAGGCATCGCCGCCCACCTTGCCCAGCGACGGATCCCAATAGGCGCGACCGGACACGATCTGCACCTGCCCCAGCATCATGCGCACTTGGCGATTGGCTGTTTCCAGTCGCGGCTGCAGGGCGTAGGCGCGAATCTTCTGCGGGTCCAGCCGCAGTTCATGCACGGGCTTGCTGTGCAGCTGGTATTGGCTGTCCCAATAGTTCTTGGTCTTGGTCTTGCGGCGCCGCTTTTCCAGGTCGGCGCGGTCAAACCGTTCCGGCCAGGCGCAGCGCGCATAGCAGTCCACCAGCCCACCTGGCGCGGTGGCGAAGATCAGGCGCTTGCCCTTCACCTGATAATCGACCCCTTCCACCATCAGGCGCGAATTCTTGCCCACCCCGAAGAAGACGTATTCCGGGGCAAACGGCAGGTCATAGGCCGTGTGTTTGGCGTCATCAATGGGATATTCGTCCAGGAACAGCGGGATCGTCAGGCAGTCGGCACCGAGCGCTTCCATTTTGTCGTATAGGCTGTCGTGAGTATGGGGGGTGCCAATGAACAATTGCCGCCCACCGGGAACCAGGATGAAGGTCTGTTCGCTCAGGCGATACTCCAGCTTTTCCCGAGCCTCGGGGGTCTGAATGTTGCGCGGCACTTCCACGTCATCGTTCTGGCATTCGTCCGCGCGGGCGCTGGTGACATTGGAGAGGATGCCGCGGGCGTACATGCTGGCATTGCGCGCGTCACTGCTTCCTTCGACCCACCACTGTTCCACCGTGCCCTGCCCGGGCGGCAACAGCCCCGCAGTCAAGGGGTGATTGCGCAGGACGTTTTGCGTGTCGCGGCTGGTCTTGTAGGCGGTCGGGTCGGCTTCGGACTGGTGCAGGATGCGATACGCCGGGTCCTGGTAGTAGCGCCAGGCGTTATAGACAGCCAGTAGCGTGGATTTACCGAAGCCCCGAAAGCAGCGCAAGACCGAAAGATCGCCGCGATGCTCCAGCCAGTAGCAGGCGCGGATATGCACGTCCGGCACCTCCCAGCGCATGCGCTCGGCCCACAGCATGAAAAACGCGACCAGGGAAATCTTCATTTCGCCTTGGCTTCGGTCTTGTCCTTGTCCATTACCCGCTTGATGGCATCGGCGGCGCGCTTCTCAGCCAGGCGGATTTTCTTGTCCAGGTCGGCATCGCGCCCTTCTTGGATGGCCGGGTCATTAATCTGGTTCGTCTTACCCGACTGGATCAGGTCCAGGGTGTAGCGCAACACGCCCCCGGTGCCCATGGCGCCCTTGCGGTCCCAATGGCGGTTGCCCCGCTCTTCCACGCTCATGTCGGCCGGGAGTTTCCCCGATCCGCTCCAGTTGTCCGGGTCGGCTTCGGTAATGAAGACATCGGCCAGCTTTTCGGTCAGGTCTTCCAGCATCTGCAATTGATCGGGGCGCATCAGTTTCCTCCTACTGCGGTCATGTCGGGGGCGCGGTCCGGCGCATTGCTGCCGGGCTTCCACCAGTAATCCTGATTCCAGTCGCGCCGCGCGCGCTGCTGCATCTTGCTCAAGTAGCCGGGCGACAGGTTCTCTTGCAGGGCGTGCAGGCCGGCGTGATCGAGCGCGGCCTTGGCATACCAGAGATTCAGATACGGCAGATGCCCGCGCGCGAAGCGAACACCTTCGGCGCCCAGGTGGGTGTCCTTGCCGTGCGCGGCCTCGTAAATGTTCTCGATACCGAGCTTGCCCACCAGGTCATAAGCGCTTCCGATGGACGGCCCGGCCAGGTTCTTGATGGCGTTGGCCGTGGAGTCTCCCGGGTTTTCTGTCGGGTCGGTCAGCAGGAAATCGCCCACGATACCCAGGCCACCACCCTGTGCGATAGCGCGCGTCCAGAACTTCGGCGTTGTCATGTCAAGCGGGTCTTTGCCCTGCACGATCTGCTTCGCTTGCAAGGCAACAGACCCCAGCACGGAGAGGGAAACCATCATTGCCCCGCCATAGGCCAGCCGGTTGGCCAGGGCCGGCGCACCGTCCAGGCCTTGCGGCGCGTCCAGCATGCGGCGCCAGTGGCGGGAGATCATCGCCACCGGGAAGGATTTGAACTGCATCACCGAGCGCGCCAGCTCGCCGCGGATGGTCCCGGCTGGCATCCCGCCACCGGATTGCAGGGCGCGCGTGGCGAGGTCCGGATTGATGACCGCGTATTCCGATTCGTCGGTAATCAAGCCGATGACCTTGGCCACCACTTCATTGGCGCGCGCATCGCCGCTGGCACGGATCGCCTCGGGCGTGAGGAATTGGGCGCCGTTGAAGTCGGTCAGCTGCCCGGCCCGGATCACATCCCAGTCGACCTGGTCGATGCCCTTGCGCTGCAGGTGGGTGCGATCCCATTCGGAGAGTCCAGCCCAATCGGTCTTGGACAGCTTGGCCAGTCCGTTCATCATGGTCATCGAGAAGGCCCGGCGTAACGTGTCGGTCCAGGCATTCATCAGCGACAGCTTCATGGTGCTGTTCGCCAACCGGCCGGACCAGTTATTGCGGATATTGTCCCCGCTCCAGCGGTTCAGGTTCGATACCATGGATTCAGCAATGATGCCGTGCATCGTCAGGAAGTCCCGGGTGTCGCCGCTGGATTGCTTGACGATGTTCTTGACTGCCTCCCAATAGGAGAGCTTGTTAAATCCCGTGGTGACGAAATACGTTCCCAGGTCGGTGACGGACGACAGCACTGCACCGGCCAGCTTGCCGAAGGTTTCGATGTTGCGGATGTCCTGGGCCACGCGGGCAATGGAGCCATGCTCGGCCATGCCAGATTTGCCGGACAGCACATCCCAATATGATTGCGGGCGCATGCCGAAGGCCCGCTTGATGCCGAGATCCGCTTTCTCGGCCAGGTCGAACTGCAGGCGCATCTGCTGGGCAGGATTGGGGCCGTAGCGCTCCACCAGCCCAATGTCCCGCGACAACCCGCTGATGTGCCCCAGCATGGCGTCGTACATATCGCCCATGCCGTAATCGCGCATGTAGGCCAGATAGCCGCTGGAGTCCTTGAAGTGGATTTCCCGGGAAGCGCTGCCGGCGTTGGCTCGGGCAGCATTGCCGGCGAACTGGCCCGGTTCCTTCTTGTTCAGCCCGCCCGTGGAAATGGTTTCCCACACTCCGTTCAGCACCTGGGCCAGTTGGGTGTCGTTCATCTGCTTGCCGTCTTCTAGCAGATAGCGCGAGCGGTCCAGCAAAGGCAGGATGTTGTCCACCCACTTGTCCCGCGCGGCGGGCGTTCCTGCGCCTCTCACCCGCGCCTGGTCATGCGGCTGTGGCAAATAGCCATATTCGAGCTTGCCAACGTCGCCGCCCGCGGCGTTGAAGCGCTGGCGCATGGATTCGATGGTATCGAGCCAGGCCTTGGCGCCCTTCTGCGCCAGGGTATTGCCCGAGCTGCCATCGGCATTGCGGAAGATTTCGGTAGCCAGATCGACCCGCATGGTGGGGTTTTCGGCGTCGAACAGCAGCATCAGGCCACGGCGGGCCACACTTGCGCCCTGCCGGCTTTCGACCGCATCCAGCAAATCCATCAGCTGGGCGACGTGTTCCCGCTTGATGCCTTCGATGTAGCTGGCGGTCTGATCCATCTCATGCACCAGCGCCTTGCTGCGGCCGGTGGCGTAGCTGGCCATCAAGTCCACCACCCGGCTTTCCATGGCGGCGGTTTTGACCACCTGCAGCTGGGCGCGCTGCACCTTCAATTGCGCTTCAGCCTGAATGTCTTTCATGGCCTGCGCTGCCCCTTCCAACACCCGCTGATCGGTCGATTTGGCGGCCCAGCCCTGCACGTCCTGCCGCGCCAGGCGGCGCATGGTGGCGGAAATGCGGTCGTCAATCTTCTGGATTTCGGCTTGGGTCAAAATTCTTCCAGCCGCCGCTTGCACTGCCTGCACACATTGGTGTTTCATGTCACATGCTCACTTTCGTCAAAACGGTCGGCGCCATCCTGGGCTTGAGCCTCATCATCCCGCTTGCGGTATGGGCGGCCACGGGCAATTGGCGGCATGGGCTGCATGGGTTCAAGCGGTATTGGATAGCCATGTCCTTTATCGTGGTGCCAGCCGTTCTGGTTGCGATGGCCGGCTGGCTGTTTCACTGGCTGGGTTAGGCGCTCAGGAAGCAATTTGCCGCCACTTCCAGCAAGGGGGCATCTGCCACATCCTTTGCCGCTTCAGCTTTCACCGCCTCCAAGGCATCAGCCAGGCGCATGGGTTTCTCCATCCCCTCGAACTGCACCATCATGTCCGGCGACAGTCGGGCGATTTCAGCGGATTGGGCGTCCAGCGCAGTGGCGGCCAGGTTCTCCTGGCCTGTCGGCTTTTGCGCGCCATTGGCGTCGGCTTTCTTGGCGGGCTGCGCAACAGGTTTGGCTTGCGCAGTAGCGGCCTGCTGGCGTGGCTTGAGCATCTTCATGCCGGTAGCTTCGCCATCCCGCAGTTCGAACGGGCTGTACGGTGCCTTCACCGAGGTGCCGGTATCGTCAAATGTTTTCACCAGCCGGGGATCAGTCTCCGGAATGTCGGTGTAGAACACACGGCCATCCTCACCCGATTTGGCGGCATAACCTCGCGCGTACCGTAGATCGCCTGGGGCAACATAGCGGCCAGTCACACTTGGCATGTCCAGCCCGCCGTGGTAGAGCCTGACGAATCCCGGTGCCACGGGCGGCTCATCAAAAAGCACGTCGTGGATGGAGCGGTCCAGCTTGGCATGGTCCAGGCTGGCCTCATCGATCATGCCGGCCACATCCACCCGCTCACCGGCTGCCAGTTGATCTGCCGCGCGCGTCATAGCGGCCAAGTGGTCATCTGCGGCGCGGGCATCGCCGGCCGACATGGGGTTGGCGGCATCCACCGCTTGCCTTACCTGCGCCACGCGCGCCGCGGCAACCGCTTCCGGATCGCCGGCCATGGCCTTGCCGGCTTCGGTTCCGGCGCGCTGGGCCAGATAGTCGTCCACCCTCTGCAGGTAGTTGCGCGTCTCCGCAGCCGGCGCGTCTTTGCCTGCGCGCACTGCGGCGCCAGCCTTACCGCCACCGTTGTAATGGGCAATCGCCGCCCGGACATCCCCGCCGTACTGGTCGATCAGGGATTTCATGTAAGCGGCGCCGGCATCAATGGAAGCAACCGGGTCGCGCGGATCGCCCTTGCCGAATGCGGCCCAGGTGTCGGGCATGAACTGCATCACGCCATGCGCCCCCTTGGGGGATACCGCGGTGGGCGCGCTACGTTCACCAGTGTTCTTGATGGCTAGCAGCGCCTCGGGCGGAATGCCGGCGCGCTGGGCGGCGGTCACGGCATAGGCGTCCAGTCGCGGATCATCGTATTTCAGGGCCTGGCGCTCATTGGCGCCCATGTCGGCCAGGGCGCGCGCCGCGGCAGGATCGATTGCCGGCTTGGGCTGAGCTTTCACACCGCGCATCGCCCAAGCGCCAAATCCGGCCGGTACCAGCGTGGACAGGGCCAGGCCAACCGGATCGAACGGATCGTATTGTTGGCCGATCTTGTCATAGCCTGCGTGTTCCAGTATCGAGCGCGAGGCGGCTTGTTGGGCGATGAAGCTTGCAGGACCACCAGCTGCGACAAGCGCGGCAGTGCCCGCAACCGTGGTTCCCGCAACCGGAAGTGCCACGGCAGCACCGGCACTTGCGCCAGCCACCATGCCAACCTTCGTCCGGGTGGTGAAATCCACGCCTTGGGCTTTGAGCTTGTCGGCCTCGGTCATGCCTTCATCGGCGCCGGTCATCACCGCGCCGGGAACCGGCCCGGCCACCATCGAATAGCCAACCGCCTTGGACATGAAGCGCCCCAGGCCAAACAGGATTTCTTCTGCCGCGTTGGC